TATCAGGTTGTAGTTCTGGATTTGCATACCCATTCGAAAATGTGATAGTATTGGAATTCACAAGAGTTACAGCGGTATCGGCCGTTGCATCAGGTGTTCCAGCTGCAGATGAACTTGCTCCTGTTACTGCATTAACACCAGAGAAGGCAACATAAGCACCAGTTGTGCTATTCGTTCCATAATCACCATATCTTTCCTGATGATAATAAAGAATTGAAAGTGTACTGTCCCACTCTATTACTTTACCTATCGCACCAGTAGATGCTTGAGATATCTTTTCATCAGCAGTAAAAGTTCCTGATACAGAAGTTAATTTTAGTGCATAAGTCTGACGATACGTTGTTGACGATGCAACTGTTGAAGTACCATAAGTTGTTGGATCAGTAATAATAGCAATGTTTCTAAAGTCGTTTCCAGCAAGAACATCATCAGCCTCTGCACCAGTAAGTGTAGCTCTCATCATAACATAATGTCCACCCAACTCAATAACTGCATCGTTTCCATGTCCCTCTTTAGGACTAATTACAACAGCTACTGCGCCGCCCGTACCACTTCCCATAGAAGAAACAGATGAAAGGTCTGAATCTGAGAAGGTATAACTTGAACCAAGATTAACAGTTCCATATGTGTATGCAGCACCAGCAGAATTAATGGTAGTATCCGTACCAGCAGTCAAACCAAAAGAAACAATTGCACTACCACTTACAGTAATTCTTATAACTGCACCAGATGATGTACCTTGACTAGTTCCATCTCCGTATACTGCTGCATAATATGTTCCATTTGTATAACCAGAACCAGCAGTAACAACCAAACTTTCAATTGCACCATCCGTTGCCGCTGCACTTACGGTACTGTCTATAGCTACAGACATAAAGTCTGCCGTAAGAAACTTATTTGAATCAGATGCACTAATTGTATACATGTATTTGAGTGTATACCCACCAAGTTCAAATGTTGAAGTTGATGTGGAAGTAGGCTCTGAACCAGAATATGCTGTTCCAGCATTATTGTCTATAACTTTATAAACCCTGTTATCAGAGGTTCTAAAATAAAATGTAGAATCATATATATTTGACGCACCTGATGTAGTAGTATTAGAAGAACTTACATTATGTTCATACATATCATATGTCGTACTGTTTGCCCAATCTCTACGGGGAATCGCATAACTAATTTCATTAGAAGCAATCTTTTTTGATGCAATCGTTTGATCCCATGTATAAAATTCCGTAGCAACGTCATCAGCTGGAGTAGGTGGTGAATCGTCTGAACCACCAGAAGTTCCTGATGTAAAGGGAACAGATTTTCCAATCATTAAATAATAGACATTTGCTGACGCTTCACTAAATGACTCGTAGAATTGAGTCGCATTGTGTTTTCTAAATTTTTCTGTTATAATTGCTGCCATGTTTATATCCTAATGTTATTTATAACCAACTTTTTATAATATAACTATTTATTACCAACGATTAGTCCAAGCGGTTTTTGTATCATACAGGCGCCGTGGGCCAAATTATGTCATCCCCGTCTTCAGCGTTTCCGGCTGCATTTAAACAGTCTGGATAGCCCGCCGGAATATCGCGCAGCGCTTGGCGGTAAACGGCCCACTCCGTTTTCTTTTCTTCGCTTAATTGAGCGTCTATATTCTGCGTCCAATCAGAACTGACCAATTTACGATTTCGCAGAATACGAACTTGGTCATTAGTGTATACGATGGCCGCTGGAGCGCTAAAGTTTGACCCATCCCAATCAAAGCCGGGGCCGGCCGCGTTGCTTGGGTCTTGCACCATTGTTGCGACTAATTCAGCAGTGAACATCTCATTGATGTCTTGATCTCCAGCATCAATAACTTCCATTACTTTGGAATTTTCTATTCTGGCGTAGCGCATTACTTGTACTCCTCTATAACGACAGTCCCGTAGCCGCCGCCATACGGCGACCCGCTGATGTAGCCGCCCTCGCCAGCGCCAGCAATTCTATGCTCGGGCGAATTCGTGGTGTTAGTGGCGCTACCGCTTTCATGCTTGCCTTGCAGACCGCAGCCCCAATATGTTGAACCTCCTGTGCCGCCGTAATCGCCACCTCCCAAGCCTTCTTGACCTGTTCCTCCACATTGGCCAGGGAGGTCGATATCCCCACTCGACCCTTTACCCCCAATGCCAGGATATGAGGTACCGACATGACCGTGGGGGCCGCCGCCAGTCCCGCCTGTCGCAGAACAGTGACTACCGAAACTAGTGGTTCCGCCAGCACTAGCTTGCTGGCTAGTCACTAGGGTTCCGCCGTTTCCGATTGTAATAGTAACTGAAGAAATAGAAGTGACATCTATTTTCTTGATTGCGGTTCCGCCACCACCGCCGCCACCACCCCAATAGTAGCCACCACCGCCGCCGGCGCCAGTGACGTACGCTATAATTTTCGTGATGCCAGATGGCTTGGTCCAAGTCCCAGATGACGAGAAGTATTGACAGCTTTGAAATCCACCAGCAGAAGCAGTCTCAAACGCTGGAGGACTACCAGCACCAGTACTGGTTAAAACTTGGCCGTCAGTGCCAGTGACAATAGCCACTGGATCACCAGATGCATCATAGCTAATAATATTTCCATCTGTTCCACCAGCCATCTTTGCTAATGTTATTTGATTATCAGCTATGTGCGCCGTGTCAATTGAACCATCTACATAATGTTCACTATCAATAGCATCATCAACTATCTTAGCACTTGTAATCGCATCCGCTGCTATCTTGCCTTCTGTTACCTGTAAAGCTCCAAGGTGTGCTGTATCAATTGAACCATCTACATACATATCACTATCAATAGAATTATCAGCTAAAATAAATGTTTTAAGTCTTGAAGCCGCGGTCTTTCTATTAGTTCCACCGGCACCATCATCTACAATGAATAGATCAGCGTCAACAATGGCAGCACCAATATCTGTTCCGCCATCAATATCTAAAGAAGTCAAAGCGGTGGCACCGCTAATATAAGTTTTTAGTCTTGCAGCTGTTGTTTTTCTATTAGTACCACCGCCGCCATCATCAATAATCAACAAATCTGCATCAACGATATCAGCACCTATGTCTGTACCACCATCTATGTCTAATGTTGTTAATGGCGTAGTTCCAGCAGTCAACCCTGTACCAGAACCAGTAAAGCTGGTTGCAGTAAATACACCTGTAGAACTTAATGATGCAGTTTCAGTTGCCGTGGCACTTATTACAGTTTTAAAACTTAATGAAGAATCTGAAACAGCAGATATACCTAGGCCATTAGGTTGAAAAGTGGTTATAAGTTTTGACATGTTACAAGCTCCTCTGAGTCCTTCTGAGTCCATGTTGCAGTTATAATATCATCTAACACAACAGGTAAGCTCGTTTCGATGGCGAGCTTTTTTGAATCGTATTCAAGTTCTAAAATTGAATTAAAAGGTTCCACGCCAAATACTTTTTCACATGCGTGGCAGTCCCAACACCTGTTTTTACAATTAGATAAAATCTTGCTTAAACCTTGACCTTTTTTGGTAAGCCAGATGTTGTCCATCGTTGATGTGTCTAGTTGCATGGTTGTGCGATAATTTGTCCAGCCTTGAGGGACAAATCTCGCGTTAATGAATGGTGCGAGGTTCTTATCGTAAATCTCTTCAAACGAGTCTGCGTATTCAAATAGAGGCCCGATACCCGACCAGCACATACGGCCATTTGGATCGACGTTTCCCCCAGCGCCAATGCGACCAGAGAACTTCAGAACATCTACGTTTGCCATAAATTCATCGACAAGTTCCTTGGTGGCTAGTGAAATGTCTATACCGTGGCGAGGCAGCTTGCCGGTTTTCTTATGCCACGTTGAGCAAGTCGTGGAAAAGGTTTCCCAGTAGTTCGTAGGGCTTTGCTGGAGGTCCGACTGCCAATCATCATGTTCTTTTTTGAAGGGACATGAGGGCATACAACCCTCGCTGGCTAGTAGGCTCGTTTCGATGCCGAGCTTTTTTGACTCGACGCGGATTTCTTTAAGGGTAGTTAAATCTCTGTTTAAGCTGCGATCAAGAAGTATCGTGTTGTAACCCAGTGCAGCATAATCGTAGACCTCTTGAGTGTTTTTGACGAGGTGATTTACTGTGTTCTTCCAGTGCATCTCAGGAAATTCGTTTTGCAGAACACCCGTTCGCATCAGATGTACGGCACTTATCGTCGTTATTCTCAGCCCTCGATCATAGAAGGTCTTAATATACTGAACTAAGCCGGCGACAACTTCGCTGTCAGACGCAATCTCATTTCCCATTGTCATCGTGTTTAAGGTTAAGCTTATCGGAATACCAAGCGTGTCTTGAATACGAAACAGGTTATCAACCTTTGTTGGGTTAGAGGCGACACCCATAATTTCGCCATAGGTTCTTTTGTGACCTCTATATTCGTAGTGATAATTTCCACCAAAATATATGTCGCGGATTTCTGCTTTGTATTCTGGCGTAGAGTTACTAATCAGACGGTAAAATATATCGTCGTCAGCATATCCATCCCAATGGGGAAGAGAGAATTTTCTTTTAAAGTCACTCACCTGTAACAGTATCTTTCTCAAGCGGATCAACTCTGTCGGCTTTCGGTGTTGCCGCCTTGACAGCCGTTATGTGGTCTACCCACTTCGTTGTATCATCTCGCAAGTCCCGATATAGGGCATCAAGTTGGTCGCCAATTTTCCCGTATGCCATCTGACGATCCGTAACCATTTTGTGACGCTTACCTTCGTCAGTCGCTAGCCAGACCTTGTCCGTATCAAAGACAGAATTATCATCTGGAACATACGTCCAACCCTGCTGAACATCATCATTATCTACAGTCTTCCAGACAAAAGATGGTGAAACTTCAAATTCCTTATCGGTGACTTCTGCGACATAATTATTTGCAGCAACAACTAAAATTTTCTTCACTTTGCTCTCCTATTTATACTCATAAACAAGGACTAAACCACCCCTGCTAATACCGTATTGCGTATATCCATTTTCAATCCCCATGCCACCGCCGCCATAGGCATTATTGCCTATATCATACTCTCGCGTGGTATCAGAATCGTGATCGCCGCCGCCGAAATAGCTCGTACCACCATGCCCTGATCCAGTTCCGCTCCAACCGCCGCCACCGCCGTAGCCGTTTACTTGGCCGTCTGCTCCCAAGCCCGGTTTTCCACCTCTTGCGGAAGCGCCTTTTGCGCCGCCTGTCGCACTACAATAGGCGCCGAAAGAGCTTGTTGCTCCAACAGTATTTCCAGCGGTAGCTGCAGCGCCGACCGTCACGGAAACGGTAGAGACAGAAGTGACATCAACTACGTCTTCACTATAGCCACCGGCTGCGCCGCCCTGGCCAGAGTGGTTGCCAGACGCTCCAGAGCCAACTAACTGAATTCGAATCGTCTTGACGCCCGATGGTTTAGTCCATGTTCCACTAGATGTAAATACTTGCATCGATGAAAATCCGCCACCAACAGCAGTAGACATAGTTGGAGGCGCTCCAGCACCAGCCGAAGTTAATACTTGATCAGCGCTGCCAGTTGTAACAACAGCAGGGTTGCCACTGGCGTCATAGGTAATAATATTTCCATCAGTGCCAGAGGCCATCTTAGCTAAAGTTACTGCATTATCAGCAATCGCTGCTGTTGGTATCTCACCTGATAATTGTGCGCCAAAATCATATTTTAATGAAGCATATGTTGCCATTTTCTTTACCCGTCCCTATTTATTTTTCTGTTAATAACCAGCCTTGAGTTGAATCTACATAAACTAATTCAAGTCCTGCTCGTTCTGTTGTAACTGTCATATCTGCACTTGCTGCAGCAATCTTTTCTGAATTTCTTCCAATCGTACAAGTATTACTATCAAATGTTCCAGCATAATCAATTATACGAACATAATCTCCGATACTAGGAGAAGCTGGTAATGTCATTGTAAATGCTGAAGATGTTGTATTAACAAAGTATCCACGACCAGCCACCATTGTTGTTGCACCAGTTACGACTGCTTGCCATTGAACACCGCCAGGATTATAAGTTTTTAATCTCGAAGCAGCAACTTTTCTATTGGTTCCACCAGCACCATCATCTATAATAAACAAATCTGCATCTACAATATCTGCACCAATATCTGTACCACCATCAATATTTAGATTGGCAATAGGAACTTCACCAGCAGCATCTTCAACATAAGTTTTAAGACGAGAAGCAGCTACCTTACGGTTAGTACCACCAGCGCCATCATCAATGATCAACAAATCAGCATCAACAATTGCAGCACCAATATCTGTACCACCATCTATATCTAGATTGGTAATATTAAACGCACCAGCACTAGCACCAACATAAGTGGCAAATCTTCCTGCCGTTGTTTTCCTATTCGTTCCACCAGCACCATCATCAATGATCAACAAATCAGCATCAACAATTGCAGCACCAATATCAGTTCCACCGTCAATATCTAATTCGGCAATAGCGACAGTACCATCTGCTAAAGCTGTAGTTCCTGTAACATTTAATGCTCCAGCAACCGTTAATGTCGCACCACTTGGGATAGTAAAAGTATCACCAGAATCCCCAATAGTCGTCGCTGTTCCACTTGCGGGTGAGATTTTATTTACTTTTAGTTCACTCATGGTTTAGTATCTCCTATTTACTATTTATATAGCATAGTTATTTTTAAATTACTTCTAACTCGCCGGACACATTAACGGTGCCGGTGACCGTCATACTATTTATAACCGCTAAAAAACCAGTCACAGTAACAGTAACTCCAGAACTAACCTCTAATGGGCCTGTTGCAGTAGCGTTAGTTCCGCTTGCGATTGTGACATTGTTAGCTAATGTTGCAGTATTTACCCTAAATATATCAGAGAGTCCATTGGTACTATCGCCGCCGATTTCGGCACCGCTCCTACCGAAAAAATAACCAGCACCACCACCGATATAAAGTTTAAGTCTTGCAACTGTTGTTTTTCTATTGGTGCCGCCAGCACCATCATCAATAATCAACAAATCTGCATCAACGATATCAGCACCTATGTCTGTACCACCATCAATATCTAATGTTGTTAATGGAGTAGTTCCAGCAGACAATCCTGCGCCAGAACCACTGAAAGAAGTAGTTCCTGTAACAGTTAAATCACCTCCCACAGAAAAATCACCAGAAACAGTGTCTGACGCAGTAATACTACCAACATCAGAAACCAAATTATTAAATTGGATTCTAAATTCTTCTAAACTATTAGTTGGAAGGATTGAACTCGTTGCCATTTTTAATTCCTTATTATTCTATTTATAACGTATTATACATCATTTATGCTGCTATATTTGGATAATTAAAATTAATATTATCGTCTGTTGCGAGTTCAAATCTAAATCTTCCACCCGCATCTGTGGAAGAACCATCTGTTCCGTTTAATAATATTGCACCATCCGATTCATCTTCCAAATCTATAGCTCCATACTCTGAAATCAGAATATCAGCTGACCTTGTAATTGGTTCCAGAGTAGAATTAAGATAATTCTGAAATGGTATTGTTCCTTCGTTAATCTTATCTTCAACTATTACTCTGTCACTCTCTAGTTCTAATTTATTGTTGGTTCCAAATCCAGTTCTGTTTTCAAGTAGTATGTTATCTCCGTGAGCACCAGAAGCCGTTGTTTCATTTTCTTGCATGAAGAAACCACTCTCGTTACTCTCTTCTAAAATTATTGCTGTTTGTTTTACTGGTGTTGAACCACCTATGCGACCAAAACCAGCATCTACATGAGAATCCAAAACAAGCAATGAAGGTCTAATAATATCTTCTAGTATGAAAGAATTGTATAGATATACACTTTCAGTAATTAAATATTCTCCAGCATTCTTAGATGAAGAATCTGTACCATTAAGAACTACATTATCTCCAGCATTCGTAGAAGATGAATCAGTTCCATTAAGAACAATATTATCGTTTGAATATTCTCCAATATTTTCAAATGTAAAACTAGAGTCATTATTAGCATCAGTAGCATTTTCAAAAATAAGATTTGCTCCAGCATCTACAGGAACTGCATCAACCAAGCCGCCGCTGCTTATTCCTATAGGTGTTTGAAAGGAATCATAATTTACCAAAAGATATCCACTTGTTGCAGTTCCTTTTTCTAATTCAAATTTTGCTGCAGGATTGTGGAAAGGATTTCTTGCAAGTGTTACCAAACCAGTTGATAGATGTCTTGGAGTGGATTGTGGAATATGTATCTTTGTCGTAATAAAAGAAACAAGGGAAACATCGTGATTAGGTCCACCACCCTTGAAAGAAGTTTCAAGTTGTTGAGAACCACCAGCCTCATTCAACAATGTCATTAGTACTTGATTTCCTTGTAGACCAACTTTAGTGAGAACTATCCCAGAAGAAGCATCTTCCAGTTCCATAGAATCTCCAGCATTGGTAGAACTCGAATCAGTACCGTCAAGAAGAATATCACCGCCTGCATCTGTCCTTGTTACATGATCACTATCTTCACTACTATTCATAACTATATTTGCGGTAACTACTACAGATTTTTCTGATATAATTCTATCGTTAGCATTTGAAGAAGACGAATCCGTACCATTAAGAGTAATAACACCAGCACCATCAGCTCCAGTATCCACAGCGTCTTCAAGTTGCACACCAACAAAATCATCAAAATGGAATAATGGTATTTCTTCTAAAACATACGAACCAGCATCAGTAGAAGAAGAGTCTGTACCGTCAAAAATAATAGAGTCGCCCTTGACTTTAATATCTTCGGATTCCTCTAAGACTATATGTTCCTCAAATGCGCCATTCACAATATCAATAACACCAAGACGGCGTTGAGTCGCTTCAGAGAATAGAACTTCAAAAGTAGAAGCAAGTATTGGCGAGAATTTATCTTCTGGTGCAGTAACACCAAGACCACTATACCAACCACCACCAAGAGATGAGCCTGCATTTGTAATTGCAACAGAAATCGAAGATGCAACTTTAACTTTACCGAATACTGCCCAGCCAGCTGGATGTACAGCTTTCTTTAATTGATCCAGATACGTTGCTGTACCAAACCCAGTTTCCACTTCATATGAGAACTGTTGGTAATAATAAGAATCTTGTATTCGATTTAAATCCTCGCCGATAAGACTTTCAATGTTTATGCCATAAGACTTATCAGTTTCGGTGGTAACTGCAATTGCAGAGGTTCCTTTTGCAATATTAGCTTTAACGATTGTTCCTGTTGCGCTGCCAGAATCTGTGATAGTAGTTGGATACGGATTTGCAGCAGTTGCATCAGCGAAGAAATCTATTGCATCCTCATTGATAATATCATCACCAACATTCGTACTGTCGGAATCTGTTCCGTTAAGTGATATAACACCAGAAGCAGTTTCTATATCATGAAGAAGTTTAGCACCAGCATCACTTGAATCAGAATCAGTACCATTTAAGCGAATAGTATTATTGTCACCATCATTCTCATTTAATAATAAACCACCAGCATCGGTTTGCGAACTATCGGTTCCATCAAGAAGAATAGTACTTTCTGCTTCTTCATCTAAATAATTATCTATTATAAGAAAAGTACCAGCACCAGACGATCTTGCAGCAGTTAATTGAGCTTCCTCTATAAGAAATCTAGGGTGTTGTCGCTCATTAGTATTATCACCAAGAGAGAAAGATGTTTCGTTTAGTAAAACATCTCCTGTACCATCCTCATTCGCAATACCATCACCAACATTGGTTCCATCTCTTGAACTATGTTCTAATTGGAGGGGTGGAATAAAAGAATCATTAGGAGATTCCATTACTAATGCACTTCCAGCGGGAAGACCGTTTCCAGATTCAATAATAATATATCCGTCTAGAGTATCTTCATTATCTAAAACAATTTTATTTCCATCAGCATCTACTATTTTATTTCCAGTTTCAATAGAATTGTTTATGCCAACGGTACTAACTACTACATCACTCCCAACTCTACTACCATCCTCAAGTAAAAATCCTTCACTGTCACCTGTCTCCAATGTTTTTCGTACAACATCCTCAAAGGTTGTAGTTAAAATATTGTTAGTAGAATTCCAGACCTTAACTATTCCTGTATGTGTAGTAAGAGTATTTTTAGCAGTAAAAGTTCCAGATACATCTTTTAATGTGAAGTTTGATTGAAATGCCATTGCAGGGACAGCACTATAATTAAATCCCTGATTTGTCATCCTTACTTCACCGACTGAACCGATATTATCTGTTGTTGCTAAAAGAGCTCCACTCGTACCAGTTGTTGATGTTATTGTTACCGTAGGAATAGTTAGATATCCACCGCCGCCGGCTTTAACGAATACTCTATAAATTTCACCACTATAATCTGTACCCTCTTCTATCTGAAATCTATCTGTACCTGTACTATAGGTATCATTACTTTCTTGTTGTAATGATGGTTCTATAGAAACATTATGTCCAGCATGTGTAGAGGAAGAATCAGTTCCATTTAAAAGAAGATTTCCTGTCTCATTTTCAAGTGCAACTTCAAAATAATCAATATGTGTTGTAGTACCAATTTCAGCAAGAATGTAATCATTCTCATTTGTTGAAGCTTTGTCAGTACCTTCTAATAAAAATGAACCATCAATAATAGAAATAAATCCTTCGGCAGATTTTGTATTGGAATCAGAAGTGGTAAAAGTAAGAGTATCCCCTACTTCGTATTTACTTCCAACATCATCTACAACAATTCCATTTACTTGACCTGTATTAATATTATTAATTCTAGCTGTTGCTAAACCATTACCAATATTAGTATTTGTATCAAACTCAATATCCTGATCAACTGTATATAACGCACTTGAATTTGTAATTACAGGAACATCCACTATTCGTTTAACAGTGAACGTCATACTCACATCTGAATCTTTAGCAGTGGTTGTTACAGTTTCACCATCGGTAAAGGCAAAAGTATCACTAGGAGATGATTTATTAAGTTCAAACTCTACGATAGCAGTTGCACCTTCACTAAATGATGTCGCAGAAGCTACAACTGCTTTCTCACCAGATGATCCACCTGTAATTGTTCCACCAACTGCTTCGGCAACAGCAATATTTGTAAGTGGAGCAACTCGCATAATTGTTTTACTTGCCCAATTACCATCTGATGCTCTCATCATATATTTGTTTGGATAAGTTACATCAGCAGTTTCTCCCAACAACATACGCATGAAAATCTTATGACCTTCAGATGTTCCTTTAGCCCTATACAACTCACGAATATTTTTAATTAGATTTCTTTTGGATATTCCATCTGCTAATGTCAGAGGAATTGCGTTCATAAACTCATCACGGAAATTATCTAGAAAATCATAGATTGTATTATCAACATCAGCATAGTTCAATAATTGCTGTATGGTCTGCACAGGATTTGCACGATACCTAGTAACTGTACCAGACGCCCCAGAGGTTCCACCTGTTACAGTTTCTCTCGTAATAAATCTTTGTTGTGATGTGATAAAGAGTCTTGGAGTACTTGCACTCAAATCATCAGCAAGAACCGTAGCAGTTGCCTTTGAGGTTCCACCAGTAATCGTTTCACCAACCGTAAACTTACCATCACTTCCCGATCCACTTTCTAAAACAATTTTATTTCCATCGACATCCAAAACATTAGATGCTGCTGTTAATTCCAAAAGAAGATTATCAATATTTACAGTAAGACGAAGTTCTCCAGCTTCAAGATACTGATAATAATGTTTTAGAAAGCGAGAAAATACAGGATGGTCTGACTGAATAAAATCAGGCAGTTGACCATCAATAAGAGG